CTATAAAATATTGAGGGTCATTCATACACTTAGAGTATTCTTCAACTTCTTTCTTAGTCCACTCTTGAGACACATTTGCCCGTTTGAGGTTTGGATTGCCCAAATAGACTCCTTGTTCAGCCATTTTTATCTATTTCCATGTATTAGAAAGTTACATGCTATACTTATTCTTGTTGTGTTTTTGGTGCTTGGAGCAACACCATGTTCTAACCAACTTGGAAACAATATAACCTCTCCAGCATTAAAAGGTCTTTTACCAATTACATTACTATAAGGTTTTTTCAAAAGTCCATGAGATGCGTCCATAGCTTCTTGTATTCGTGGGTCTTTAAGATATAAAATTGCATCATCTGTTGGTGTTACATAATATACTGCTGACCAAGAAGCTTCTTCGTGAATGTGTGGCATGGTACACTGACCTTCTCTTGCAATGTTTGCCCAACTATTAATTAAACTTATGTTTGCATCGTCAATGTAAATTTCACTTAAAATTTTATTGACACTAGCGAGCATTTTTTTTCTTAATGATTCAAGACTTGTAGCATACGAGTCAACTCCTCCAAGTAAAGATTTATTGCTTTGCCAACCACCACCTTGCACTGGATTAAATTGAAATCCCCAACCTCGTTTTTCTCTTTCTAATATTTCACTTTTGATTGATTCATTATCTAAGTTTTCTAGTTTGTAATTAAAAATTGTGGTAGGCCACAATTGTTGTCTTTCTACATTCATAATATAATCCTAATTGTAAATCTAAAATGTTATTTTTTTTCTTTTAACATCTTTTGTAGTTCAGCTGTAGAACCAACGTATAGTGCGTTGTTTACTGTTCTTGGTGCGTGGTCTGGTACTTCTTTCAATTTTCTCATTTTTTCTTGTAGGTCTGCAAGTTTTTCTGTAACCTCTGCAACTTGCTTGATACCATTAAGTGCAACTTCGTATGTTCTTGGGTGTTCTGATTCTTTCGCAAGTTCTAGAATACCATCAATCGCATCTTGACCTCGTTCAATCAAGTTATAAAGATTTTCTCTTTGATATTTGTAATCATTGTCAATGTCTTCAGCATTAAAGGCTGGATTTTGTGGATGACCATCTCTAGCATCACCAAGTCTTTTTTCAATGTCAGTTGATTCTGGAACAATCTTTTCTATAACACCTAAAGTTTTATCAAGTCGTAACGTAGTATCTTTATTCATCTGAACCTGTTACTGGATTAAAGTCTTTTGCATCTTCAAAGAAAGATGTAGTTTCGTTAAATCCAAAATCATCATCTGCATCAGCACTTGTTGGGTTTGGTGTAACTGTAAGTCTTTGTTCTCTTTTCGGCGAATTAACTTCTACGTCAGTGTATTGGTCAACTTGTACAGTTTTAATAACCTTACTAGAAGTGACAGGGCCATACAAATAAAACTTCGCAGTAAATGACAAAGTGTATATCAATGCTCTACGAGTTGTAAAGTCTCCTTGATAATTATCTTCATACGAAATAGAATTTAGTACAATAGGAACATCTCTTTTACTATCCATCGCAACATTATCATTAATTGTCAATGTATAGTCTGGTTGGAAGTATGGAAGAATTTGTTCTACAATTTGTAATGCGTCATCAGATTGTTTTGCCATAACGTATAGTTCTATTGATAGATTATACGGTACAGGCATATACTGTGCGTCTAACTGTTTGGCTTGAGCACCTTTAACCTTTTTAAATCGTTGAACCCGATTTAGTTTACGTCCTGCGTCATATTCTAAGTTTTGAATTTCAAATCCAATACGAGGTAAGGTAATTGCGACTTGTTTCGTCAAGTCTGCATCTTCATTCAATCGCACTAAAAACTTTTCTCTTGGGCCATACGCAAGAGGAACTTTCATAGACTGACTTATGTTTCCAGAATTATCTTTACGAACAAGGTTTATGTTGTTAAACATTGTTCCAAATGAAACAATAACCTTTCTTATACTTTCATGATAAAATTGTTGTCCTAGCATTATGTATTACTCCCTACATCTCCAAATGGGTTTGATTCGCTGAAATCTAGAACTGTCACGCTTTGTGTATTAAACAACTCATTTTGTGCAGTCTTGTCAGTCACCATATCTCCTACTATATAGTCCTCTTGTATGAGATAAGAATTGTCACCTGTATCAGCAGAGTTTTCGACCAACATACTTTCACCTACAGAGGTAGAATCACTTTCACCAAGTATGTTATCACCGTCTGTTTCTTCAAGTAGTAGTCCTGCATCGTCACCAGTTCCTAATTCAAGTCTTATTTCTTCTGTTACAGCTGAAGACTGTTCCATTGTAAATTGATGAACTAGAGCATTTGTTGATAGTTCATCTTCAATCGCATCAATGTCTGCAATACCTGTATCAATAACTTCTGCACTATAATCATACAGACGGCATCTTAGTTTGTAAACTGGATTGTTGTCCAGTTGATAAAATGGCTCATCGTGGTCTACGAAATTAACTTGAAACATTTTGTCAAGTACAGGATGATATACTACATCTCCCTCATTTGGTCTGTCTGCGTCTGTCGCAGATGTGTCTTGTATAATATAAAAATTAGAATCGCCCGATGCAGTTGACAGAGTAGTAGAACTATCTGATTGGTCTATCGTTCCTGACTCTAATAATATAGAACCGCCAGAAGTCGTGTCTGTTGCGGTTTCTATTTGCATCTGTCGGTCTAGTTCTTGAAATCTTGTTTTATTTACAACGAAAGTAACTTCACTTAAATTTTCTAAACCAAACTGACTCATTATTTCTTTTTCGCCTGCAAACCCACCCTCTGAATCTTCAATGTACATTTCTATAGGGTGTTGTTGTGTAAACTTAGAAAGTGAATCTTCGCCTAGTATAGTATCTTCTGCAACTAATGTGCGATCAAGATAATAAACGTCATGGCCATAAATCTGTATTGCTTCTTTTATTAGATCGCTGTAGAGAGATTGTTCGGTTGCTATTGCGGCGACATTACTTGTATGGAAAAACGAATTAATTGCCATCTGTTATCCTATCATATAATTGATTGGGAGCTCAAATGCTAATTGTATTTGTTCTTCTAGTTTTTCTAATTCCTCTGTTGCTTGACTGAATATGGTTTCACCATTCATAGTGACACCACCTAACATTGCAACCCCTGAGAACTTAGACAAGTTTGCACCCCACTGTCTTTTGATAAGTGCAGTTGCATATCTTTTTAAGTAAATGTCATCGTAAATATCTGTAAATGAATTTGGGTCAAGCTTCCGATAACATTCGATAATCATATAGTCTACGTCAGCAGTTATATCGTTTTCCCAATCCATATCAACGTAAAGACGATTTTGATGTTGGTTAAAACGAATGGGTGTTTCTCCCACAAGAATATGTTCTAGGAAATCTAAATTCTGCATTGTCATTTCATATTGAATGACAGACGTTGAAGAAAAATCAAACAGGTCATTCAATCGTAATTGATAACGAACATCAAACATATTACTGCCACCGCCTGTGTCAGTAAATGGAAATACTCTGGTAACAGATACTACAGAGTTTGGAATAGGAATCCAATTGTTTCCTTCACTCCAAGTTGCAGTTACACTGGTGTCCACCACATCTGTCGCAGTAGTGTCTGAGTTTCCTCTTGCACGAGTAACATCTGTTGATGTTATGAGATGTTTAAGATACATTCTCTCAATACCATCATAATGATATTGTGCGAAATATTGGAGTGCTTCGTCTAAACGGTCATCTACCTGATCGTCTGAAACATTTATATCGATAACACCGAAACCTAGAGCTCTAAGACAGTATGTTTTTAATGTAGCTTTTGTTGATGGTACGGCCATACTCTTTTCCCCTTTCTACATATTTATAATGTTCAAGGGTTGTACCCTATACCATATATTTAATCAATAGTGGCGATTGGAGATGAAAGTGATTCTACCTGCCAAACTCCATTTGTACCATCGTCTGTCAAACAAGTTATTCTTGCTCTTGAACCAACTACTGTACTACTAACGAATGTAAATGCATCGCCAGCAACATCTAAGACTGCGTTTGCAGCCGTTCCACCAGCAAGACTTAACGCGCCAACAAACTGACCACCAGACCCATCAATATTAACAATTGTACTTGTACTACCACCTACAGCTGTTAAAACTATAAAGTCATAATATAAGCCTGGATTTGTTGTTGCTGCAGCAGGTAAGTTAATTATGTTATTGTTAGTACCATGAATTAATACAGCAGAACCTGATTCTGCGGCAGTTAATGTAGCCGTAACTGCACCAGAAGCATTAAATTCAGTTTTAATTGGTTTTCTACCAGCTAAAGTAGTAGCAGTCAAATTAACATCAAGAGTTATATTTGCACTGTCTAAAAGAACATTGCCTGATTGATCTGGAAATACAATAGAACGATCTGCTGTTGGGTCAGTAACGCTTAACGTAGTTTCAAAGGCATCAGCTGTTGCACCTTCAAAGATTATTTGAGTATCAAAAGTGTTTCCTGATGATATACCTGTAACATCAGTAACTAGTTTATTAAACTCAATTCTGAATTCTTCAAGTGTATTATCAGGAAGTACTTGTGTCGATGATATTGACATTATTATTTACTCTCTACTAATTTGTTTAAGAGATTTTTAATCTCATGCATTTCACACTTTAAGTTATTTATCTCTCTTGTAGTGTTGCGTATTTCATCTCTTTGTGCTTGTGCAGCTGCAGCTCTTTTTCTTGCGGCCGCATATGCACTGTGATTAGTGTTAATAACCGCACCAGTTTTCATGTCCTTTACTAAGTCTGGAAATCCTTCTACTTGTCTTATATCACTATCCATAACCTTTGTCCAATGCCAAAATTCTTAAATCTTTAAGTCTAGGTGGAGCCGCACAGTTTGTTCCTTGCATAACAATTTTAACTTGAAATCCTGAAAATTCGTCTAATATATCTCCTCCACCATTATCTCTTAATCCAGCACTATATTGATATTCGGTGAATGATCCTCTAGTTGTTGCTGGAGCAATAGTTGTATCAGGTGAACCAGCCCCTTGTGAGGAATTGGGATTAAAAAATTCAAAAGCAAGATCGTCAAAATCTATTGCACTGTCTGTTCTTAAAAGTTTATATAAAACTTTTACATCTGAAGTTGATGGTCTATGAACATCTACTATAACTCTTAAACTTGTTGCTGGGATTGCTAAATTAACTTGTTTAGTAAGATAGATAGCTGTGTTACTATCGCCCTCATTTTCATTTGACGATACAAAATCTGTAGTTGGAAAAACATCAGATGATGAATCAATATTATCTAGTCTATTTGCAACTGTTATTATGCCCATTCTTCCTGTATCAATTATAGGAGAAAGTGCAGCATCGGTTGTACTCATATTGAGTCTTACTTCTAAAGATTTTCTGCCACCCAGTTCATTTGTTTCATTGATCGCAGAAGCAATAATATATGGTTTATCAAGTTCGTAATTATCATTCAATGCAAAATTTATTGGACTAATGGATTCATCATTTCTAGTATTTAGATATGACGATTGAGAACCCGATGGGCTTGTTCCAGTAGTTACCAATGCATTAGCAGTTATTGCAGTTTTAGGTAGTGCCAGTGTTTCAATATTTGTTGAAAAATAATCCATCAATGCGTTTTCAGTTGCAGTTGCAGTTGTACCACCAACTTGAACAGAAGAACCAGTTGCCCCTACTTCTGGAGTAGTTGATGAGGTAATTGTATAACTATCAATTCCTGTATTTCCAATAGAAGTGTGTGTTTTGTTTATTTCTGTAAGAGGCACTCTATACACCTGATAAAATTCAACTGTCGCGCCAGCTGCGTGTGTAGTTGCAGTTGTGCTGTTCACACCTCGGATAGCTCCAGATATTGTACTCCCACTAATTGTTGTATATGTTATAATTTCATCACCAATTTTAATAGTAAATGTTCCACCAGATCCACCAGTGGTATTACTATAAATTCCAGAGGTGTTGCCAAAATTAGTTCCACTCGACAATTCTATTATAGAACTAGTACTAGTGATTGCAGATTCCAAAGTTGTTGTTAGTCCAGATGATACTTTATCTATCGTTACATTATTAACAACATCATACATATGATGATCTTGATGTTTAACTTGTATTGTTGTGCTTGCATCTGTAATAACAATTGGGTCTTCTCCCAATGTTGCAACTGGAACGTCATCATTTGTAAGTGTACAAGTTCCAGTAGATTCAGTAGTAAAAGATGCACATTTAAGTGTATATTTTAAATCTTCCATTGGAGATATTGCCCAACCAGTGTTGTTGTGAGATTTAAATAAAATTCCCCATGCTGGTTGGTCTTGAACTGAATTACCAGAAACAATATCATCTTCACCCATTTGTGCAATCCAAACCTTGTGTTCTGGCGTGTATGATATTAAAACAATACAATATTCTGTATTTGTTTCAACATAAACAGGAGAAGGAAAAGTAAATGTTGTTGCAGTTGCACTAGTGCTATCTACAGTTATATCAGCAGCTGGTTTTATAACTCTACCAAAAGGTATTACTGTAGGGCCAGGATATCCATTGATGACATTTCTAATTTCCATAGTAACAGGAACATTCGCGTCTTTTGCTCCAAAGAAAACATCAACAGAAGTAATAAATCTACCTGCGGGGCCAAGAGTATCAGTTTCAGTTGGAATTGAAAACGTCTGAGCAATTGGATCAACTCGACGAGCAATTGGACTTTCCGTTGTCTGTTGAGTAGTAAAGGAAGTACTTTCATTTACATCAGTTCTAGTAACCTCAGCATTTCTTGTTGCAATAATTGTTGTTTGTTTTGTTGTTAACAATCCAACAGCTGAAAATATCGCAGTACCTACTGAGCCAGGCGCTGTTGCTGACCCAACTGTTTTGTTAGTAGAACTTGAAGTTAATTTAAATTCTACATCACCTGTTGAGAACTGTGGATTGCCTGCAACTTTGGGGTCTGGTAAATGAAACCTTCCCTTTGCATTACCAACAGCATCGGTAACAATATTAGTTCCTTGCACAAGAGTTGATGCAGCTGGTTCAGCTCCACTTTCAGTTTGGTCTGCGAAAGGATAACAGAATTTACTAACATCACGTTTGTTAAAAAACGGATACAGTCTTGTATTGGGTTTAAAACCACCACCAGAGAATTTTATAGTAACTGCTCTCATTGTTGGAATCGCAACTACCGAGAGTACTCTTTCTCCCTGACTCTCTCTATCTACACGAAGCGCAACAGAGGTATTAACACCAGTTCTGGTCTGATCCGTTCTAATACTATTTGTAGTTCTCGTCATAGTATCAGCCGTTCTCGCCGTGAAGGTGCCAAATGTAAAAGTTTGACTACCAAATGTTTCCACTGATGTTTCAACAACACCTGACCATTGAGTTTGCCATGAGTTCCAAACAGTTCCAAGATTATTTCTTTCTCTTGCTAAAACCGCATCATAATCACCTTCTTTGTTAATTGTAAGGTCTGGAAGAACATCAGTTTCAAACCATGTATCTGAACTAGGAGTTAGATTTACTTGACCAATCCAAGTAGCTGTCAGAAATGGATTAACTCTTTCTAATCTTGTTGCAAGTGGTTGGTCTAAAACTACTTCATTAGTATAAGGAAGTGTAATTAAATCACCTGTTTTTTGGTATCCGCGTGACGTTCTTACAGAATCAATAGTTGTATCTTCTATTAAATTAATGCCTTTTGATCTGTGAGCAGGTCGCAACTCTCCATTTTGAACATCCATAGAGTTATTGTAATCTCTATGAACAACATCACCAACTCTATGTCCTTGAAAATTGTCTACCATAAAACCAGATTTAAATCGGGTTTTTCCTTCCTCATCAGTTACTTCAAAACTCTCCGCATCTTTTTCTAACAAAGACAATGCAGTAGAATATTCAATATTATCCAAACGACCAGCAATCTTACCAATGTCTCTCATAGTATATCTTCGGTGATTTACTCTTCGTATTGTAATATCTTGTGGATTAAAAGTATACGCTGGAACAAACATTGTTGCGATTAACATTGAATCGTCTGGAGTTTTTGGTAGTTGTGGCAATTCTGCTGATGGTGACTCTATTATTTCAAAATTTCCTTCTGAAGTAAGCACCAACGATGCAAATTTAGACAAGAAATATTCAAAATCACTTTGAATAAAAGAGCCAGGTTTTGGAATATCAACAGTTGAACCGCCTTGTGCCGAAAACCCTCTTTCAAAAAAGTTAAATGAGTTTCCTGATATTTCATCTACTGATGATTGATCAGTAGATGCACCTGTAACGTCCTCAACTCTTGGACGAAAATCGTATACATCTTGAAGTGGAAATTGACCACTTGGGTTTCTATCTTCCGTATCAATTTTTGACGCAGTATATGTTGGAATATCATCATATTCCATTTGTTTTGCAACGTCAGTATATGACTCTACTGTGAACATATCTCCAGCACCATGTTCAAAGTAATCAAATATAATTAACATTCTTCCAATCGGAGCTGCTCTACCTGACTTTCTTATAATTCTTGCAATGTCATAGTACGAATCTCTTTGACCCGAATCAAGAAGATATCTACTTGTAAGAACTGGATCACCAGCCGTTAGTGAATCAATAGTTGCAGTTGCGCCCGAGGTTTGACCAGTAATTGTTTCACCAACAGCAAATTTAAGTGTTGTCGATTGCACAAACCCAAATGGACTTGATGTTCCAATAAGTCTTCCTGTTGCGGTTGAAGTTCCACCAGTTATTTTTTCTCCAAGTTCAAATGTTCCAACAGCTGAAGATACAGTCATAGTTGGAGCAACAGCATCAGTTGATGTGTCTTGAGAATCGTAAACTGCTGCAAGTTTAAATGCATCTGCACGACCAAGAGATATTTCTTTATCGGAGGTCTGCGCTCCATAGTTTTTATAAGTATTTCGAACTGCTACTTGTTTCATTAAAACAGTTGTTTTAGTTTTTGGAGTTACATTTGTTTTAAGAATAGTTGCAATCACTTTAACTATTGCACTGTCACCAAGAATAGTATTATCGGTAATTGTTATTTGAGTACCAGTTGGAGTACCACCTCTAGTAAAATTTGCAGTACTAACTAGTTGACCAGCAACACCAGTACCATCACCAGCAGTAAGAATTGACATTACATAATCTTTTTCTGAGTGTGCAACAAAAGTTTCTGAACCAGTGGTAGTAAAAGTTACTGCACCATCACCATCAGTTGTTCCGATAAACTGTCTGCGAACTGTATATTGTGTATCTCTTGTTCCAGCTGCAACATTAGCTGCAGTAGTTGTTCTTTTAATAGCATTTTTAGGAAGTTTTTCTAATAAATTAACTTTATCGGTATCTGTTATTTTTGAAAATAAACCACTTTCATCAGACTCAAGTAAAATACCTCCACCTGCTCCACCTTGAAGAGTATATTCTCCTGTATCACCATTCTCTCGACCACCTAAAGAAAATTTACCATCATCTTCTGATGAACCAGTAATTGAATTAATTACAAGTTTTTGTATTCTATCAGTATTATTAGTAATTTGTGTTTTCACTAAGTCAGCAGTAAAGTTATGAGCTGCAGTGTCATCTAACATTACCATAGAATCAACTTGTTGAAAGGTGTGAGTATTATCTGCATCTTCACCGTTTGCAGCAATCATTGTTATATTTTCATCAGAACTATTTTCTACAATCTTATCACCTTCTGTCGAATCTGAAACAGTAAATGTTTCACCGTTAGAAAATCTTCCAGAAGTTTTCATTACAACCAATTGTGTTCCAGATGTAGTTGCATTAATATCGCTATTATTGACAACGAATCCAGTTGCACCAGATTGAACACCAGTAATTTTTGCACCTTGCGTAAAATTAGCAGTCAGTGTTGGACTAGGAGTATCACTTAAAGTGATGTATGTAAACATTCTTATATCAAAAAGATATGCTTTGTATTGTGCGCCATCAGAACCAACTGATGTTGAGTCAGTCGATACTGGTTCAAATGCTCTTATACGACACTGCCCTAAAGCTGCTACAGATGGAGCGATACCTTTAGTAGTTATTTTTTCTCCATAAAGAGCAACAGTCTTAAACGCGGTTGACTCACCAGTTATAAATGTAATATCAGGAGTGCCGTATATATTTGTAACAGTTGCAAAATTTCCTAAATCAAACTGTGTGACACCAGAGTTTACTGTTGCAAAATCTCTAGATTTATTAAGGTCTTTAAATGTTGGAGATATTTTTTCAACCTCATAACCTTTAACATAAGCTTTACCAGTAGAAACTTGTAAAGTTAATAAATCATTAGTTGCAGTATTCCCATCGTCAGTAGTATCGTTTGCTGTGTATACACCAACTTCTTCATTTAAATCTGTAGTTTCTCTAGCAACAACATTAAATGGACGAACAGTGTAATCTCCAGATTCATCAGCAGTTCTTCTTGCAAGAGTCTTTCCTAAAATATTTAAATCTTCTCTTTCTACTTTTGCAAGAACTTTGTCTTTTTTTACATCTAATAACTGAATAAAGTTAGTAGGTATTGTTGCATCTCTCGCGTATTTTGCAAGTGCAATAGAAAGCTGAAGTCGATGTGCGCCCTTTGCTGCAAAGTTTGTAGAACCAGTTGCATTGTCTAAAAGACTAGATGTTCCTTCGGGCGTAACAATATTTTCTGTTACTGTGAACCCAATCAAATAACTTGATTCTGTAGAATATTTTTCAATAACCAATGTTTCCTCTGAACATTCTACAAAGAAACCACGAATGTAATAAACCCCTGATTGAATGATAGCTGCTGAACCAGTTGCAGCTGCAGGCCCTAACGAACCTTGAAGTTGAGCAGTGGTCGAACCTTTTGCAACACTAAACTCCGAAGTAAATGTTGTTGCAGATGCAACTGAAGTAGCATATGTACTTGTATGCGTCACTCCGGCAGATGATAAAATATCTTCTCCGTCTGCAAAAACAACTGTTTCATTATCTGTTCCAGTTTTTTCATAACTAATAAAAAGTGTTGGTTGGTCTGTTGCGGTTGCAGCTGCAAACCCAATAACTTTTGCAGTAACGCCAGTTGTTGCTCCTGTAATTGTTACAGGAGTTGTTGCATTATAATACTGAGATGGGTCAACTGTCTCTCCAGCAAACGTGGTTGCTAATTTTAAAGAGTAGTACTTATTATTATAAGAGATGGCGCCAGGGATAACCATTGACCCTTCTCTAAACGTATAAGTTCCATGCTGTTCAATCTGATGTTGTAGTTGCGACTGTAATTGTGTAAGCTCTCTAGCCTGTATCGCAAAGCCAGGGCGAAATAAAGTTCTTACATAATTATTCGCACCATCGTGGTCATCATAATAAGGAGCTACATTTAAATCTGTTTTCTGAGCCATACTAGAATTCCACTATAAGTTTAATATCTTCCGTTTGGTCACTTGCACGACCTATCGGTTTTCTGTTTTCTTGGTATATAAT